AAGTGTCGTTGGGGAGAACGAATTATTATAACGGAAACGATCCCGATCCGTATGAATATGTTTTAAAGGATAGGGAAGTTAAAGATTATGTTAGAATTGACCCAGTTGTGGTTGAAGCAGAAGCACGAGTTGCTCTTCAAGAGGAGTTAGTTAAATATCTTGATGAGATTTGTAAAATGTTTACGGTCAGGGGATTTGCTATTAAGAATGCCATAGATTTTTTAAAGTATACGCAAGGTGCAGTATAATTAATGAGTGATATAAATGATGAGTGGTCAAAGCAATGGGTTGACATTGCTGTAACCATTAAAGATGATGTCTTTTTGAGAGTGGACTGTGCTGCCGAAATAAGTCACGAACTTTCAGCATTCTTTACATTTGAAGTCCCAGGCGCAAAATATATGCCGACATATCGTACTAGACAATGGGATGGTAAAATCCGATTATATAACGTATTTGGTGGGGAAGTCTACGTTGGACTTTTAAACTATATTATTGAGTTCGCCAAACATCGTGATTTGACTATTGACTATCCAAAGAATGTTAAAACGGAAACGATAGAACAGACCACCGAGTTTCTTAAAGCATTGAATCCTCATGCTGAAGGATTACCAATAGAACCATACGATTATCAAATCGATGCTGTTAATTACGCAATAAATCATAACAGGGCATTGTTTGTATCACCAACATCTTCTGGTAAGTCGTTGATGATTTATTCATTAGTTCGAAACTATATAAACGTTGTTGAAAATAAGATACTTATTATTGTCCCAACGACTTCACTTGTTGAACAACTTTACAAAGACTTTGCCGACTATTCTTCGGAATACGACCCAGACTTTTCTGAAAAGAATGTTCATCGAATTTATGCAGGAAAAGAGAAGACCACCGATAAGAATGTAGTTATTACGACATGGCAGTCAATATATAAATTTAAGAAAGATTTCTTTAAGCAGTTTGATTGTGTAATTGGCGATGAAGCACATAACTTTAAAGCAAAATCTCTTACCTCAATCCTAACAAAAATGACTGACTGTAAATATAAGTTTGGATTTACAGGAACTCTGGATGGGACGACAACTCATAAATTAGTTTTAGAAGGGTTATTCGGTCCAGTAAGGAATGTAACAACAACCAAAAATTTAATGGATAATGAAACTATTGCTAAATTACAAATTGAAGCAGTGACATTAAAGTATAATGATGAAGAACGTAAATGGGTCAAACCTATGACGTATCAAGAAGAAGTTGATTGGTTGATTTCTCATAAGAAAAGGAATAAGTTTATATGCGATTTAACATTAAGTAGATGTACAAACACGTTAGTATTATTCCAGTTTGTAGAAAAACATGGAAAGAAATTATTTGAAGCACTTAAGAAAGCAGAACCCGATAGACCTATCTTTTTTGTTTCTGGAGAAGTCAAAACCCTTGTCCGTGAAGAGATAAGAGAATTAACAGAAAAGAGTGAGGATGCTATTATCGTAGCATCCTATGGGACATACTCTACAGGAATTAATATTCGGAATCTACATAATATTATATTTGCTCATCCGTCTAAATCTCGTATCAGAAACCTACAATCTGTTGGACGAGGACTTAGAAAGAGTTATGGCAAAAAGAACGCAACCCTGTTCGACCTGTCTGACGATTTGTCATGGAAGAAACATAAGAACTTTTCGTTGAAACATTTCGTTGAACGAATAAAGATTTACAACTCGGAAAAATTTAATTATACATTAAGGAGTATCAAATTATGAACATAACAATAGTACATATGAAACATACGGGAACAGAAGTTATCTGCGACCTTATTGAAATGAGTGAAGATAATATGGCAATAACGATTAAAGATCCTCACATGATAGTGATTACAGATCGTGATGAGAAGACTGGCACTGCGTCAATGGGTTTCTCCCCATTTCTCCGCAATTGCGACGATGATGTTATTCATATTGCATTGAGTGACGTATTATTCATTGCAGAACCACTGAAGCAACTTGCTGAACAATTTGAAAATATGTTCGGTCCAGTCGCCAAAAGTGGACTAATTGTACCTAAAAAGCAGATATTAATGAATTAATATCAATTTAATCAAAAAAACGCTTTACTTTTGGAATAAAGTATAGTATAATAATCCTAAATAAATTGCACACATACAGGTTTTTTTGTATGTCTTGAAGTTTTTCTGCCTAGATTATACCAACTAGGATAGTAGCCATAACGGTGAAGTGAGTGGACTATAATACTCGACAAACTGAGTTGAGGTCCATAATTTGATGCCACAGTGCAGTGGATATATAATTAAAATAACCGTGTCAGGACGCACCCACATATTGGTTAAGTCCGTTAGAGATGAATGGATTGACATTCAATGGCAAACAGGATAATCGTAACCTGTCTCTTAAATTTTTGACATCTGACTCTTCTAAATGTTATTTTCTATTAATGGATTAAGGAGCAATCTCTGATTGCGACTTGAAGACCGTAAGGTCTTCAAAATGGAGTAATGTATTTATTATGTTCTATTATATTCTTACATGTAATTCAACTTTGGATCTCGATACTCTCGATCCAACTCGCTTCGCTCGTTATTTTTTGTCTTTTTATTCCAATATTTCTTCTATATCGCTTTACTTTTATGTCAAAGTATAGTATAATAGTAAGTAAATACAATTGCGTAAATGATACCGATAATCATTATCTTCTAACCTAATTAAAAAGGAAAACTAAAAGTGCCCAAAAATAAAGCTGCAGAACCAGTAGACCCAGATAACAAGAACCATTACATTAATAATAAGCAGTTTCTTGCTGCTTTGATTGAATACCAAGCAGACATCGTAGATGCGGAAGCGAGAGGGGAGAAAAAACCCTATGTGACCGAATATATCGCACGATGTTTTCTTCAAATAAGTCAACGACTTTCTTATCGACCAAATTTCATTAATTACACCTATAAAGATGACATGATATCCGATGGTTTAGAAAACTGTCTCGCATACATGCATAACTTTAATCCCGATAAATCAAACAACCCTTTTGCGTATTTCACTCAAATAGTTTATTACGCATTTCTTAGACGTATTCAGAAAGAGAAGAAACAACAATATGTCAAATATAAGTATTTTGACCAAGGTGGTGGGTTTGAAGCAATGGAGTCATTACAAGAACACGATAAAGAATCTTTTGACTATATCAATGAAAAGGGTTCTGTAGATTTCAATATACACATCAAGGACTTTATTGATGAAATGGAACGTAAAGAAAAAGAGAAAAAAGCAAAACGAGATGCCAAGAAAGCGAAGAATAAAGAACCTAAAAATGATTTAGAATTATTTATGTCGATGCAGGCTCTATGAAGATCGCAATAATAACGGACACGCATTTTGGTGCGAGGGCAGACAGTAAAGCATTTGCTGATTATTTCTATAAGTTCTGGGACAACACGTTCTTCCCTTATTTAATCGAGAATGGCATCAAGACAATCATTCACTGTGGTGATTTGATGGATAGACGAAAGTATGTAAATTTCGATACGTTAAATCGTATGCGAAGGGATTTCGTTAAACCAATGATTGATAATGGCATTACAATGCATACTATTGTTGGAAACCATGACACGTATTATAAGAATACAGTGGCAGTAAATTCTGTTGAGGAATTATTTGATATTGGTGATGACGTTTTAAATCCTATTATTGGATATTCAAAAGCAACAACTATAAAACTTCCAGATGGATATAAACTCGATCTGATTCCTTGGATTAATAAGGATAATGAAGAAGAAACACTGGACTTCATAAATAACACCAAATCCCAAATTGCTCTTGGTCATTTTGACTTGAGTGGATTTGAAATGGTGAAAGGTGTTAATTCAATGTATCATTCACGTTCCCCTAAATTCCTTGATGGTTATAGTGCCGTTTATTCGGGGCATTTTCATACCAAATCTGATGATGGGCATATATTCTATCTCGGAAATACCTATGAGATAACTTGGTCTGATTATAATGACGACCGTGGATTTCACATTTTTGATAGTGAATCCCATGAGATGATTCACCATATAAATCCCCACAAATTACATGTGAAAGTTAATTATGATGAAGAAGATAAAGAAAGTCAATTGACTGCAGATTATTCTGGTCAAATAGTTAAATTGATTGTGACCTCTAAATTAGATTATGGACATTTCAATCAATTAGCAGAGAAGATTGAACGTGAGTCTGAGACATTAACTATTATTGAAGACCATGGAATATTAAATGATGAGCAGATTGTGTTTGATACTGAAGACACAATTACGACATTAAATAAGTATGTTGAAGGTATGAATATGGAAAATGAAAAGCAAGTGAAGAAAATTATGAATGAGATTTACGTTGAGGCAATCTCTCTATGATAACGTTTCATAATGTGAAATGGAAGAATTTTCTTTCGACAGGTAATAAGTTTTCGAGCATTGATATTGACGATGCCAAAACAACATTGATGATAGGTATTAATGGTTCAGGAAAATCAACCTTTATGGATGCCATATCTTTTGGACTATTCGGTAAACCATTCAGAAAGGTTAAAATAGGACAATTGGTCAATTCTATCAACAGAAAGAATATGGTTGTTGAATTGTCATTCACCACTGGTGGTAAAAGGTATCTTATTAGACGAGGATTAAAACCTGTTAAATTTGATATATGGGTTGACGGTGAGGAACAAAATCAATCTGCAGCAATTCGTGACCAGCAAGATTATCTTGAAAAATATATTCTAAAAATGAAT